GGCTCAGTGTTGGCGACCACAAGCTTGAAAACTCCTCTTATTGAGTATACTGATGGCGATGACGCTATTACAATTGGGGATGGTGGAACTGTCACATTCTCAAACACAGTTAAGCTTGTTGACGACAAGACTCTTATCTTTGGCTCTAACGATGATTGGACGATTGAGTATGATGAGGATGGCGACGATGATCTGGTAATGACCGGTACTACGTTGACAATCGCAACCGACACCGCTAGTTTTGAATCAGCAAACGCAAATGATCCTCTAGTTCAAATCAAGAATACGACTAATGATGCCAACGGTGCCATCCTTAGATTTGTTAAAGATAAAGGAGCCGCCGGCGCCGCCAACGATGTTAATGGAAAAATACAATTCTACGGAGATGATGCCAACCAAGATCAAGTGTTATTCTCAGAGATTGAATCTCAGGTAGCGGTCCACACAAACGGACAAGAGGGTGGTCGTTTATCTTTAAAGGTGGCTTCTAACGATGGAGAATTGGTTGACGGTCTTATCATAGAAGATGGTGCCGCAGAAGATCAAGTATATGTAAAGATTAAAGATAACGATAAACTTATTTTTGGTACTAACAGTGATATTAGCATAGCATATGCAGAAACTTCAACTGCTGTGGGCACTAATGATTCTTTAGTAATTCAAACTGCTGAGCGTATTAATTTTGAGTATGACATGGCCAGCGCTGCACCGCTGACTGGCCCATTTGCCACGGATGGAGATACAAACGGTACGATTATTAAATTTTCTCCTGGCGCGGATGATGATTTAACAGTAGGTCAGCTATACTATCTTCATACGGATGGAACGTGGAATCAAGCAGATGCCAGCGCAGCTTCAACTTCAAAACAAATGCTAGGTATTGGGTTAGGAAATGCCAGATCTATAGGTGTGCTAATTAATGGATTTGTCAGAATACCTGGTACTGAAATATTGAACATTCCAGGATCTAATGCCTCTGCTGGTCTTCCGCTTTATATCTCCACAACTGCTGGTCACATTGATTTTACGGCTCCAAGCGGAAATGGAGAAATTGTTAGAATTATTGGATACGCTTTTCAAGATGATACTGACGTGTTGATTTATTTTAATCCAGATGCCACTTACGTGGAGATTACAGCATAACAAGGATTATAAATTATGGGTGATGTTAATAAAATTGATGATGTTGCGATTGGCAGTGTAAATAAAGTAAATGATGTTGCCAAATCTAGTATTGCTAAAATGAACGATGTTACTGTTGCAGCTGCCGCAGCTGGAGATCTTCGAGTGGCTATGGTTGTTGGCGCCGCAGGCGAATATTATTGGTCTACTAGTTCAAACTTGGCTACTGTTGGTGACTGGCACCTTGTCGATTTGGGAAGCTCAGTTAACTATGATATTGCATGGGGGTATGATTCTAACGGTAATGAAGCCTGGGTTATGGCTACAAATCAAACTGCTCGTCCGATTAGGGTAGCGGTTTCTGATGGATCTGATAACTGGGTGCCGTCTGGGAGTGATAACTGGGAAGACGTTGATCCTTCAGGAATTAGAGATTTCCCCACATACGGATATGAATGCCACTATCACCCGAATGCAGTGACACAATCAAATTCTGCTTCATGGACAATGAGCGGTGTTAATAATAGTTCTTATGCGTATTATTTGTCTGGCTCTATGACTGATCCGGCAAACTGGAATACGGAATATAGAGGCTTTGACGATAGCGGCACTAACAGCGCAATTAGAGGGCCTGTGTCTAACGGAAGCGGCAGCACTGATGGTGTTTATGTCTTGCATGTTGTTACAACAACGGGTGATTTGTGGGTTAATCACAGTGGTGGATTAGGAAATGGTGATGATACTCCAGCCGAGTGGGAAAGAGTATATAGCACCGGCACCAATAGACAAAAGAGTGCTATTGGTTATGGTTTAGGAAAATGGGTTGTAGCAGGATCTGGCACCGCGAAACATCATTTAACATCCAGCAACAATATGGCCGGCGCTAAAGGAATGGAGTGGGGCGATCTTCCGCAGCCGGGAACCACCAATCGAGTAATGAACGGCGTAGCGACAGATATGTCAGGTAACTGGATACTTTGCGGAGACACTGGCTATTTTTGGGCTAGCGACGATAATGCTGCGAGCTGGACCGAATCAAAAATACCATCTACGGATGGTGGCACCACATATCGACCTGTAAAAGATATAGCGTATGACAACAATGGCACTTGGTTAGCAGCCGGCGAGCGCTCTTTCTACGTCAGCACCAACAACGGCGGCACCTGGACATCGTTTGATATCTCTGCCACAACAAACAGGACGTACCGTGCCGTTGCATTTAATGTGCACAACACTTCGCAATAAAATAGGGAACGATAAATGTCATTTACTGATGAAAAACTAATTGAAATATTAAACGATGCTTTTTATGACTATACTGAAGATACTACGGATGAATGGTTACAATTTTCATTGTCGCGGCCAAACAATACCGAGTTAGAATTTAATAGATTGATGAAAGAGCGCTCTGTAAGCGACGAACAGGTATCACAGTTAAAGCTTACTCACGGATTCAACTCTAGCCTTTCGGTAGCAGAAGTTTTAGAATATTTTATCAACGCATTGGGTGGCGAAAAGTGGACCGCAGAATATGCCGCAACTCTGCGTGTGGGCTACGATTAATATATTTGCTTTTTCGTATCAGGAATACTATTTATTTTGAATTAGTATTTTTTTAGGAGCATCTGTATGTCTAATTTATTAAAAGAAGCTATTATTGACGCAAAGGCTTTACGAGAAGCAGCGTTGCAAAGCGCCGAAACGGAAATAATTAATAAATATTCTGATGAGGTCAAAGAAACCTTAAACAGGCTTTTAGAACAAGATGATCTCGGTGCTGATCTCGGAGCCGATCTCGGTGCTGATCTCGGAGCCGATCCTGCAGCTGAAGCAGCTGCCCCAACAGAAGAGGCGCCCACCGAGGGAGAAGAGATTGTTGATGATGTTCCGTTAGCAGCAACTGACGGCTTTAGTGGTCTTTCTGGCACTGGCTTACGAAACTTGCCAGATGAAGGCGCCCCTGTAGAAATTTCAGTTAATCTTGATGCTCTTCAAGAAGCAGTTGCGACCTTAGAGGCTGAATTGAGTGAGTCAGAAAATTTTGAAATTAACGAAGAAGAGATTATGGAAATTTTATCTGAGGAAGATGATTCTGAGGAATCTGCTACAGCCGCCACGGACACTAATTTTAGCGCAACTATTGAAGAGGAAACAGCATCTTTTGAGGGCCCAGCAGAGAATGAACTCAATGAAGACGAGGAACCTTTAGACTCAATAGCCGATGCTATAATGGAAAAACTTACTGTTGACATGGGCGCCGAATTATCCGGCTGGGCCGGCCGCTCTTCAGATGATATGAAACATGAAATGGAAAGAGAGCTTGCTCGCCGACGCTCTACTGACGTACAACAAGAATTAGAAGTTATGAAAAAAGCTCAAGAAGAGTTGGTTTTTGAAAATAAACAACTTAAAGAGCAGAATAAACAATATAAGCAGGCAACAAATGAGCTTAAAGAAAGTTTACAGGATGTGAATCTTTCTAACGCTCGCTTGCTTTATACGAACCGTGTATTGAGAAATACCTCCTTAAATGAGCGACAAAAGGAAACAATTGTCGAAGCGATTTCGAACGCCGGTTCAGTTACAGAAGCAAGAACAATTTTTGATACGCTTCAAAGCACAGCGCAATCCGCTCCAAAACGCGGACCACAATCGCTAAGCGAAGCCATTAATCGTCGTTCTGGTTCCTCTGTAATTCGCGCCTCTCGCAACGAGAGGTCAGACTCTGATCCTTTCCAAGAAAGGATGAAGAGACTAGCTGGAATAAAATAATAAACAAAAATCATTATATAAGGAGGTGATTTAAAAATGGCTGGTATTGTCGAAAGATTAACAGAAGGTATTGTTAATCGCGATATGCGTTCCGAAGGGCACGCATTAATTGAAAAGTGGCAGCGCACAGGGCTTCTCGAAGGTCTTGATACAGAGCGCGGCAAAAACGGTATGGCTCGCCTGCTTGAAAATCAGGCAAAAGAGTTACTTCGCGAGAGCAGCACAATGGCTGGTGGTGATATTGAGGGTTTCGCAGCCGTCGCATTCCCCATTGTCCGTCGCGTTTTCGCAGGATTGATTGCTAACGATCTCGTTAGTGTTCAGCCCATGAGTCTCCCTAGTGGACTCATTTTCTTCCTTGACTTCACCACATCTACTGATGGTGCAGGTCTCCCACGTCTTGGATATGGCTCTTCTGAAGAGTCACTCTATGGTGGCGGCGTGGTTGGATCCCAGTTGACTGGTGGTGTGTCGTTAACCGGCGACAACGCTGAGGCAGGTCCTTATGCGTTAAACAATGGTTATGCTTCTGCTACTGGTTCGATGACTGGTGGTGGTGGCGAAGGCTTAATCGTCGTCGCTTCTGGCGCAGTTAACTCTGTTGCTAGTGACTACCCTGAGCTTTCCGTAAAGGATCAGGCTACTCTTGATAGTCTTTGCTCTTATGACCCAGACCTTTCTGGTACACTGGTTGTCGTTGTTGAGCAGACTGGTTCTAGTGTAGGTAACTGGGAGCAATTGGATGTTAATAACCTTCCTGCTATCGCACTTGCTTCTACTGTGGACGAAGATGTCACAGATAACCTTAAGCTTGTTCGTCGTTTGACTAGAATTTCATCTGGTTCTACTGGCAATGACACATCAAATGCTAATCACAAGATTACATTAGTCTTTGCTCAGAAGAGTGGTTCCACACCTTTCGATAACGGTACTAACGGTATCATGAGCACAATTAGTGGAGCTGCAAGTGAGTTTGACTTTACGTTCCCAATCGATGATCAGTTCAACGCTTCTACAGCGCTTGGTTCTGTTATCGGTGCTGCTACATGGGGACTGGAAGGCGAGCCTCGTATCCCAGAAATTGACATCAAAGTCGATTCTGTGGCTGTGACGGCTATGACCAAGAAACTCAAGGCTAAGTGGACTCCAGAGTTAGGACAAGATCTTAACGCTTACCACAACCTTGATGCCGAGGTCGAGCTTACAAGTATCCTCTCTGAGCAGATTGCTCTTGAGATTGATCGCGAGATTCTTGCGGATCTTGTTACTTTAGCTACTGCTGGAACCTACTACTGGTCCCGTTCTCCCGGCTTGTTCGTGGAGCGTGAAACTGGTAAGGAAGTTGGTGCAAGCTCTGCTGCCCCTGACTTCACAGGTACAGTTAGTGAGTGGTATGAGACACTCGTTGAGACAATCAATGATGTTTCCGCACAAATCCACAGAAAGACTCTACGTGGTGGAGCAAACTTCGTTGTCTGCGGACCCGAAGTTGCTAATATCCTTGAGTTTACTGCCGGTTTCCGTGCAAGTGTCACTGCTGATGACGATAAGGGCTCCATCGGAGCTGTTAGAGTCGGAAGCCTTTCCAAGAAGTTTGACGTGATGGTAGACCCCTACTTCCCACGTTCGGTTGTCTTGGTTGGTCGTCGCGGATCTTCTTTCCTTGAAAGCGGATATGTGTACGCGCCTTATGTGCCACTGCAGACCACACCCACTATCTTTGGGCCAGACGACTTCGTGCCCCGTAAGGGAGTCATGACTCGTTACGCCAAGAAGATGGTTCGTCCTGATATGTACGGCTTGGTTATCGTTCGCGGTATCCTTGGTGAGGCTGGAGCCACTAGCTAAACACTAGTTGCAAATTAAATGTAAAGCCCCTGTCGATTGACAGGGGCTTTCGTTTATCCAAAACTACTTATAGGTGAACGAAAAGTTCATACCAAAGTTATCGGGTAGACTTTGAGCTACCCCCTAGTATTGTAAAACAAACAATGCAGGGACATGATTATAAAAGGAGGGTTTTTAACTATGGGAACAAAGAGAGTAGGACTCGCGAGAGTCGAGAAATTATTAGAAAACTTAAAGAGAGAAATTGATTGGGGAACCGCATCGTCTTTCGAAAATGGTCCAATGCTACGAAAAAAGGCCGGCTCTGCTGGAGATCAAGGTGATACATCACTTATCATAGGAAAAAATGGAGCCGCAGCTGGACTTACTGCAGACCCATTTCAAGAGTCATCCACACAGCTTTTTCCACTGGGTACAAAGCTAATATACAATGATAGAACTTTTAGATACGCAAAGATGGGCTCTGGCGCAGTTACCGCCGGAAAAGTCGTTCAGGCGGCCGCTGAGCTAGGCAGCGCTGGAGATCACCAAGATCTGGCAATGGCTTCTGGCACCACCGCTGCAGCTGGGGTTACTCAAATATCGATTGACACAGCTGGTACCGACCTTACTGCAAACCAATATGCAGAAGGCTATCTATATGTTAATGACGGAACCGGTGAAGGTCAGTGCTTTAGAATTAAGTCTCATCCAGCCCACGATCATTCGACCGATCCTACTGTTGTGATCACTCTTCATGATAAGGTTGTGACAGCCCTTGCTCAGGCCAATTCAAAGCTTACCCTTTCTCAGAATCCGTATGGAGGAATGATTGTTGCTCCTCACGCTGAGTCGGGAGCTGCTCTTGGCGTTACGACTATTGACATGACAGCCAATTATTATGGTTGGATCCAGACTGGAGGGCCCGCAGCCGTATTGACATCGGGCACGCTTGTTATTGGAAACAACGCATGTAGAGCACTAGCCACCCTGGACGGTGCAGTATTGCCACAGGTGGATGCCGGCGTTAACCCGGTTCTCGGCTGGGTTATGGTAGTTAATTCTAATACAGATTATTCTTTAATTTGGCTTACGATTGAGTAGCGTACTACATCTTATCAACTAATATTTAAGCCTCCTTCTTCGGAAGGAGGTTTTTTTTTGAAAATGTCGATCTGTCAAATTTTTTCGCCGGTAAATTTTTGAGATTTTTGCTTTTTTATACTAGTTACTATACAAAAAAGGAGTTTTTTATGGGCAAGAAAAGAAGATTAAAATCTGCAAAAGTTAAGTTTGCAGCCAAACACAAACACCACCCCAGAGCACGCTTTTTGGCTCAAATGCAACAACAGGCGCAAGAAACATCAGAACCAGAAATCGCTCAAGAGATAGAAACGGTCTCAACAAAGCAAGAAGTTGAAAAACCAACCCCAGAAGTTGTTTTAAAAGAAGAAGCACCCAAACCTGTTGTTAAAGTTAAGGCTGCTCCTGCAAAAGCTAAAAAAACAACAACACCTAGAAAAAGAAAAGCTACTACGCCAAGAAAAAGAACAACAAAAAAGAAAACAACTAGTGCGGTAGTTTAAAATAACGCGATCTTTATAAAAGGACCCTCAGCTTGCCTGGGGGTTTTGTTTTATCAGAACTAATTATAGCAGGAGAATCGTACACATGCCTACAGACTTGAGTCCACGTTCAGAAACCAGCGCAGTCATACTGCCATCATCCGGCGCCGCAGGCGCTTCATCAGAACAATTACGAGCTTCAGCAGGAGAAGTGTTAATTCAAGCTTGTCCTTTTGGAATCTACACTGGATCCGCAGATTTTTTAACCGGTGCCTCTCATCAGGTGTCATATGTGTATAAAAAACTTGGTGGCGATGTTGTAGATATTGAACTGACTGTTGATAATGTTTATGCCGCCTATGAAGAGGCAGTGTTAGAATATTCTTATATTATAAATTTGCATCAAAGCAAGAATTCACTTTCTAGTATGCTAGGTCAGACAACAGGCACATTTGATTACCAGGGTCAAATGAAAACAGCTGTTTCTGGTGCTGGAACTACCCAAATTGCACTTAGGTATCCAAAATTTCAACTTGCATCTGCAAAAAAAATTGGAGATGGAATGGCTTCGGTTGCCGGATTTGGAGGAACTGTGAGAGAATATTCTGCCTCGTTTTCTCCTTCAACTGATCAACAAGATTATGATTTACAAAAAATTATTGAAGACGCATCAGCTTCAGGACAGGACGACGGCGGCAACGCAATCGATTTTTCTGGAAAAGTAAATTCTAATCAAAGAGTAATGATAACAAAAGTTTATTTTATGTCTCCACGTGCTATGTGGCGCTTTTATGGCTACTATGGAGGCGTTGGTGTGGTAGGCAACTATTCTACATATGGACAATTTGCTGACGACTCTACGTTTGAAATTATACCCACTTGGCAGAACAAAATGCAAGCGATTATGTATGAGGATTCAATTTATACTAGAACATCTCACTATTCATACGAGCTAATAAACAATAGATTAAGACTATACCCAACGCCAAGTTATTGGTCAATGCAGCTAGACAGAATATGGTTTAGATTTTATGTGGAAGATGATGTCTGGAAAGAGCCTGATGGATATCATGACGGCACATTGGGTGTCAATAACATGAACACACTTCCGTTTGAAAACCTCAGATATGAAAATATCAACTCAATAGGCAAACAATGGATTAGAAAATATGCTCTTGCATTGTGTAAAGAAATGCTTGGTCAAATACGCGGCAAATTCACCACAATACCGATTCCTGGCGAAAGCGTAACGCTAAACCACTCAGAACTTCTCACTCAAGCAAAAGAGGAGCAAACTCAACTGAAAGAGAAGCTTATGGAAATGCTTAAAGAAATGGAGTATACCGAGTTAGCCAAAAATGATACTGAGCGCGCAGATGCTGCAGCCGCTACATTTAAAAATTCTCCATTACCAATATTTGTAGGATAATAAGTTATGTCTGATAAATGGAAAGCGCCAAAATCTCCACCACCTCCGTTATTTCTTGGCAAAAAAGAAAGAGATCTTGTAAAGCAGGTAAACGATGAATTAATTGAAAAAGTTATCGGACAGCAAATTCTTTATTATCCTATTGATATGCAAACCACCGATTTTCACCCATTATACGGAGAGGCAATTGAAAAAAACTACCTACCCCCTATTAGAATTTACGCTTTGGTAGAATATACTGAATTTTCTACCGACTATTTAGAAAGCGGCGGTATTGACAAAACATGGGAGATACAAGTGCATTTTCACAAAAGAAGATTAGAAGAGGATCAGGACTTATATGTTAGAGAAGGAGATTTTGTATTATACAATGATCATTATTACGAAATCATTAAATTAATGGAACCAAAGCTTCTTTTTGGCCAAGCTAATAGAGAATTAGAAATTTCCGCTACGTGCAAAAGAGCAAGAAAGGGGCTTTTTGATGCTTCCTGATAATTTTGATTTTGCCATGCTTCCAACTGGTTCAACATCGTATTCTTTAAAAGAGTTGGGCATGTTGGCATCAACTATTGAAGATATAGACACCGCCATAGTTAATTGGGTTAAAGGGCTAAATCTTTATGCGACCACAAATGAAGGCTATGTGCAAACGCCAGTGTTATGGCAAACTCCCGAAAGAGCATTTCAAATTAAAATGCAAAAAGAACTTCGTGACGATGCCGGCGCATTAAAATTGCCGCTGGTTAGTGTTGAGAGAACAGCCATAACAAAAGACCCGACTAGAAAAGGGGGATTTCAAGCACACGTCTATTCTGACAAAAAAGACGGCCGTGCTGGGCGCTGGACAATTGCAAAAAGAATCTCTACGGACAAAACACGAAATTTTGCAGTTGTCGGCGCCACAAGAGGAGCTAGTGAAACTGGAGGGACAAAACAAAGATATTATCCCGGCATATCAGGCTCAATAGGGCGCCCAAACAAAAAAATAATCATTCAGTCTCTTTCGATCCCGATTCCCATATACGTTAATGTTGATTATAAAATAGTTATTAAATCTGAATATCAACAGCAAATGAATAGCCTCATTGCGCCATTTATCGCCAGAACAGGTCAAATCAATGCTTTTGTTATGCGTCGAAATGGGCATCTTTACGAGGGCTTCGTAGATCAAGGATTTGTTCACAACAACAACATAAGTAATTTAGGCGAGGACGTAAGAATGTTTTCAAGCGAAATAACTATTAAGGTTTTGGGATATTTAGTAGGCGAAGGCGAGAACGATGATCGCCCAATTGTAAGGTTAGATGAAAATATTGTTGAAATTAGTTTCCCTCAAGAAAGAACAGCCCCGGAGGGTGTTCCAAACATATTCGGAGATATTATTAAATAAAGTATTTTTCTCACATCCTGAAGTTTCTTTTGAATCCTTTTGAGATTAAAAACACTATTTAATTAATGATTGCGCTATCATTTGCGAAGTTTTTATAAGAGGAAAGCAATATGTCAGTAAAAAATTTCAAGTTTGTATCTCCTGGAGTGTTTATTAACGAGATTGATAACTCGTTTATCCCTAAATCAGCGGAAGAAATCGGCCCTGTAGTTATCGGACGAGCCCGACGCGGGCTAGGTATGCAGCCTATTAAAGTTCAGTCTTATTCTGAATACGTCACTCTTTACGGGGAGACTGTGCCCGGTGGCGGCGGTGGCGATATTTATCGCGATGGAAACTATCAGTCTCCTATGTATGGAACTTATGCGGCAAAAGCTTTCCTAAACGCAAATGTGGCTCCTCTCACTTATGTTCGTCTTTTGGGACAAGAAGCTCCCGGAAATGATGGTGACGGTGGTGCCGCCGGCTGGAAAACCGCAAACAGCACTGATCTTGATGTCGATTCAAGTGGTGGTGCTTATGGATTGTTCTTAGTTCACTCAGGCGTCAGTGTTAACATGCACAAAACTATGCTTGGAGCAGTTTGGTACGTAGATAAAGGATATGTAGGTTTATCCGGCTCTATAAGAGGTGGAGATGCTTGGCTTGGTACCTGCCACGTCGCCGACACGGCCGGCCACGGAAAAGTTTATGGTACGAATAGTGACGGAACTTTTACGATGTTAATTTCAGGCGCGCAAGTTGCTGAGACAAAAATTAATTTCACGCTTGATGACACGAAAGATAACTATATTAGAAATGTGCTAAACACAAATCCACAGCTGGGTAACTATAATGCCTCTGATTTTTATCCTGCAACATCTGAAAAGATTTTCTGGCTTGGTGAAACATACGAACAAGCACTTAGAGAAGAAGGATATTTAACAGCCTCTCAAGCCTTCGTAATGCCAATACAAAATTCCTCAAAAACTGGAATGCATAGTCAAAAGCAGCCTTCTCGTGAAGCAGTTGCAGGCTGGTTTATTGGTCAAGATCTTGGCGACTACTCTTCCTACGTGCCGTTCAATGCAGCTAAACTTTTCCGCTTAAAAGGCCGCGGCCATGGCGAGTGGCTTCATAAGAATTGTAAAGTTTCAATTGAAAGAGTTAGAGCCTCAACTTCTAAATCAACAGATTACGGAACTTTCTCAGTGGTAATCCGAGACATTAGAGACAATGACAACGCAGTTATAGTCTTAGAAAGATTTGATGGCTGTAACTTAGATCCCACATCTCCTAACTTTGTTGGAAGAAAAATTGGAACCAAATACCTTCAGTGGGATAACGATCAAAGAAGACTTAAATCTTATGGCGAATACGATAATGAGTCTAGGTACGTTTATGTGGAGTTAGATTCTGACGTCGAAGATGGTGCTGCAGATCCTACACTACTTCCCTTCGGATATTATGGCCCACCAGTATTTTCAGATTTATTCGACCTTAATGGCGCAGCGGCCGTGGCCACTGCACAATATTCTATTCAAGCTTCCGGTGGAGCGAACGCAACAACCGCTTTTGTAACTGGCGGCCAAGATGTTATTCGCAATATCGGTAATGTTAAGACAAGCGCTACAGCGATGACGGGAGCTTTTCTAAAGTCGGAAATATTGTGGTTGTCGGGCGGGGCGGGCACCACAGTAGATGGCGCCGCCACCACAGTTCTGTCACAGAATAAAATTCAGCCCCTATCCGCAAGTCTATTCTTTCCGCATAACGCGTTAAGACTTTCAGCGTCTGATGGCGGGCTTTCTGATCCAACAAGAGCATACTTTGGATTTAGAACAACAAGAACTGCCGCCAGCACTGTTTATGACAAGAGTGTAGCCCCAATGCAAAATGTTCTATATGAAGATTTTCCTGATGATCCGGTTTCCGCGGGCTATCAAGGCACAGCTGGTATCAATGCGTGGTCTTACATCTTTTCCCTTGACGATGTTGTCAGCGGTTCAACTGGATATTTCTATAAGTCAGGCTCCCGTGCCGGCGCCAGTCACCAGGGCAGATTTGATGCATCAGCAGAGGGAGTTTATAACTCTGCAACGACTGGTGCATATACAGATCTTCTTGATGCGGGCTATGACAGCTTCACGGCCCCTTTCTGGGGTGGATTTGATGGCTGGGATGTCATGAAGCCAGATCCAACTTACAATGCTGGCATGTCTGCTACCTCAACCGAAACAAACGATTATGCTTATCACACATGGAAGCGAGCAATGGACACAGTTGCTGATCCAGAAGCGGTTGATATGAACTTATTAAGTGCTCCTGGGCTTACATTAGATGCGCTTACAACTCATGCGGTTCGTATATGTGAAGATCGAGGCGATGCTCTTGCAGTAATCGATCTTCCAGATGTGTACATCCCGACGCACGAAGCACTAAAGAGCACAAAAGCCGACAGAATCGCAACAACGCCAACTGAGGCAGCAAAGGTGTTATCGCGCAGGCAGATTGACTCTAGCTACGGATGCACCTTTTATCCATGGGTGCAAACTAGAGATGACACAACCGGTCAGCTTCTTTGGATTCCGCCTTCTGTTGCAATCATGGGCGTTTTAGCCAGTTCGCAGGCAGCTTCAGAAATTTGGTTCGCTCCCGCAGGCTTTAATCGTGGCGGCTTAAGTGAGGGCGCCGCAGGTATTCCAATTACATCGGTAACCGAAAGATTAACTTCAAAAGAAAGAGATACTCTTTACGAATCTAATATTAATCCAATTGCATCTTTCCCATCTTCTGGGATTGTATTATTCGGACAAAAAACCCTCCAGGAAGATCAGAGCGCATTAGATAGAATTAATGTTAGAAGATTGGTAATATATCTCAAGAAGCAAATTTCCATCTTGTCTAATACAATTTTATTTGAGCAAAATGTTACAGCCACATGGAACAGATTTATTGCCTTAATTGAGCCTTTGTTGGCCAGCGTTAAGCTTAGATTTGGACTGTCTGACTACAGATTGGTTCTCGATGATACAACAACAACGCCAGATTTAATTGATCAAAATATCTTGTATGCTAAAATTATGGTTAAACCAGCAAGGGCAATAGAATTCATTGCAATCGATTTTGTTATCATGTCAACGGGTGCTTCATTTGATGATTAAAAGCAGGAACTTTTCATTAATCAAACTAGTTAATTCAGTGCCCCCATATAAAAGGAGAAAATAAAATATGTCATCAGGATTCTGGACCGACACAAATTCCGAAACCATGTCGGACCCAAAAAGAAAATTTAGGTTTACTGTGCAGTTTACCAATGTTGAGAATTTTATATGGTATGCTAAAACAGCAGCCAAGCCTTCGTTTCAAATAGCGACTGCGGAACATAAGTATTTAAATCATACTTTTTATTATCCCGGCTCTGTTACTTGGCAAGATGTAACCATTACCATGGTTGATCCTGGTGAGCCTGATGTTGCGGCCACGTTGTCCGATGTTCTTAGAACAAGCGGCTACAAACTTCCAGCTGGACCAACAGATAGTGAACTCGGCACTATGAGCAAATCTCAAGCGGTTTCAGCTCTTGGTGCTGTTATTGTTACGCAGCTTGATGCCGAAGGCAGCCCTATTGAAAAGTGGACACTACATAATGCATTTTTAACTGAAGTAAAATATGGTGAACTGGAATATGGCGGCGATGACTTAACAGAATACTCAGTGACATTTAAATACGATTGGGCTAGTCTTGAGCCCGGCGGTGCATCCGTCCTTGATGGTGGTGTGGGCCCCGATGGCACCGAGTACTTCAGCGTTGCTGGCTAAAGGTTAAAATTAAACAATACTAAAATAAGAGGTGTATATTGTCAAGAAATAAAGATCGTCTGGGCGGCGGAATGCAAGTCGAACCAGACACAAGCCCTCCCCCGGCTTTAACACAACAAAGTGATAGTGGGGATTTTTCTTTCGTTGTGCCAACTGAATTTATAGCGCTCCCATCAAAAGGAGTGTTATATCCAGAGGGGCATCCTTTAAAAGGGGAAGATTGTATAGAAATTAAACAAATGACCGCTAAAGAAGAGGATTTACTAACATCCAAAACATTGTTGAAAAAGGGTGTAGCAATTGATCGACTTGTTCAGAGTTTAATTGTTGACAAGAGAATCAAAGTCGACTCGCTTTTATTGGGTGATAAAAATGCTGTAATCATTGCTATAAGAAAATCTGGATACGGCTCTGATTATTCAACTAAGATTAATTGTCCTGCGTGCGGAGCAACACAAAGGCGCACATTTAACCTTAATAATCTTGCAGTTTATCATGGAGACAAGCTTGATGAATTAAACGTTACCAACAATAATGATGGTACGTTTTCTACCGTGTTGCCAAAAACAAAACTAACTGTTAGATTTCGCTTGTTAACAGGGCAACATGAAAAACAATTAGTCTCTGGCTTGAAAATGGATCGTCAGCAAAAAAGTCATGAGCGCGCAATAACAAGACAGTTAAGAAATATGCTAGTCTCAGTAAACGATAACCCTCACTCAACAGCTTTAAATTATTTAGTCGAAAATATTCCATCTATGGATTCAAGACACTTAAGGCTATGTTATAAATTGGCATGCCCTGATATTGATATGACTCAAGAGTTTGTTTGTGAAGAGTGTGACCATGACCAGGACCTGGAGGTTCCGCTGACTGCGGAGTTTTTTTGGCCTCAACAATGAGTACATGGAAAATGTATATGAGCAATTCTTTTTCTTAAAATATCATGGTGGCTGGTCGCTTGCAGAGGCATATAATTTGCCTATTGGCCTTCGATTATGGTTTGTTAAGCGCCTTATGAAACAACTTAAAGATGAAAAGCAAGCAATGGAGGAAGCCAAGGCCGGAGATAACTCGCGCGGAGGCTTTCAGGAATTGAATGCTCATAATCAACCGGGCCCTCCTAAAATTCCTCGCAGATAGGCTTTACGCTTTTATGAATGAGACATCTTTTTTTTCTATAAACTAATTAGTTTAGGTGATTTGTAAGGAGCCTTCAAATGAGCGAGTGGGAAGACGAGCCGGGTGGAGAAGACGAGCTAACAGTTGAACAGGATTTAGAAAAAATCCGTGAGAAGTTAGCTAAAAAACGCGCCGAAAGCTTAGCGGATATGCAAGCAGAGCTGAAGCTTGCACAAGAGTATGCTTTAACACTTGACGGTATGTCTAAAACTGAGGCGACTCTTTCAGCTCAAAAGAAACAGAACCTTGAAATCGCAGAACTAGAGCATAAAATCGCTGTTGAGAAGCTTAAAACGGGCGAAGGCGATACTGCCGAATTAGAAAAGCAGGTTGGTTTAGCAAAAGCAAATTTAAAAAACGCCAGAATAGAATTGGGGGTGCTTCAGAAGTCTACAGCATCTTTAAAAGAAAAAGTTCAAGGCGCCAGAGACTTTGGCAAAGAATTAGGAGCAGCGATTGTTCCGTTTGAAAAAAGTAAGTTTTTCAATTTAGGGTTTGCAAAGAAGCTGTTTGGTACGCTGACTTCTGGTGCTGAGGGATTTGGCAAGGCGCTTCTGGGCTTTGGCACGGTTGCAATTGATGGTCTTATTGGCGGTATGATCAAGATGGCATTTGAGCTTGACAATATGCGATCTGCTTTGCAAAAAACAGGTATTGTGCAGCAAGATCGAGCATATCAAATTGCAGAAGAAAGCAAAGAAGTGTCCCATTTGTGGGTTACCACTGAAACTTATCAAAAGTCTGTTATCGGCTTAATGCAATCATATCAAGAATTTAGCATGCTGTCAGTGGATGTACAGAAAAAAGCTGCTCGATTAACCTCTGTGATGGAAAGATTTGGGGTTAGCGCGCAAACAATCGCAACATCTATGCAGAACGTTACAAAAATTACCGGTATGGCTGGCGATAAGGCTACGGATACTGTAGCTTCATTACACAGTTTGGCAAATGTTCTTGGGGTTACAGTTACGCAAGTAACAGAAGATTTCAACGCTATGCTGCCACAGTTGGCCAAGCTAGGTCCAACGGCGGTCAAGTCTTTTAAAGAAATGGCAAGAGTATCAAAAATTACTGGACTTGAAATGCAAAAACTGTTGAACATGACCAATAAGTTCGATACGTTTGAGGGCGCCGCTGAACAGGTTGGACAAATGAATGCTGCACTTGGCGGCAACTTCCTTAATGCAATGGATTTAATGATGGAAACAGATCCAATAGGCAGATTTGAACAAATGAGAGGTGCCCTTGAAGATGCCGGATTAGAATTTGATAGTATGTCATATTATCAAAGAAAGTTTTTTGCTGACGCTATGGGCCTTGAAAGTGTAGCCGATCTTGCCAAGGTGATGAGTGGCGATATGGGCAAATTTGGAGGAGAAGTAGGTAAGACTGCTGCAGATTATGCAAAAATGGAAGAAGAGGCTGCTAAAGCAGCAAGCTTACAAGAAAAGTTTAAAGGACTGCTATCTGATATAATGAAAACGCTCGTGGATTCGGATATGCTAAAAAATCTCAACGAAATGTTTGATGCGTTTAGTAGAGGCGAGGACGGCCCTATCAAAACAATCCGCGACACCATGGTTTCTTTGGGAGAGGTGATTAGGGATATCATTATTCCGGCTATTAAGCATCTGGCAAAATGGTGGGAATATTACGCTACTGTATTAATAGCGCTGAAGGGCGCCCAACTAATTATATGGTTAACTCAAATGACCGGAGCCATGAAAACTAAGCTTGCGTTAACAAAAGCTCAGGTTAACTGGGAAGGACTACAAAAAGATATGCAGGCTCTCAAGATTGCTTTGACCCAGAAAGACACACAGGCAGAAATAGCAAATACGGTCGCCAAAGAAGGTTCCACTGCCGCCTCGACAGGTCAGATAATAGCAAAAGAAGGAGAGGCCGCCGCCAAAGCCACGGACACAACTGTCACCAATACAAACACAACATCAGAAGGCGCCTCAAGAATTTCAAAAATTGCTTCCGCGGCTGGCTCAGGCATACTAACGGTAGCAACAGGCGCCTTAACAGTAGCAAAATTTGGGCTATCCATGGCACTTCAGGCTGTAAATACTAGATTTGGTGTTTTAGCTATTGTTCTTGGCTTGGTTGCTGCAGCGTTCTTAATATCTTCGCCATCATTGTTGGTCGCCGCATTTGTTGCACTTGGTATAGCTGTTTGGTTTCTGGTGCCGGCACTAACCGCATTAATGCCGTCACTTAATGCTAGTATACCCGGTATGCTAGCATTTGGTGCCGCAGCCTTAATGATTGGTGCCGGAATTGGAATTGCAGCTGCCGGTATTTCAATGTTTTTTGATTCGTTACTACAAGGAGATCCCGGCCAAATTATGGCATCCGCTCTTGCTTTGTTGGCACTAGGAGGAGCTTTCCAAATGGTCGGCGCTGGATTAGCAATGCTGGCTAATCCCTTGTCAATGGCGGGAATTGGTACTTTTGCAATGTTGATGGGTGTTTTTACTGCAACTCTTTTAGCGGCTGGTGGTGTATTTATATCAATTATTGAATCACTGTCTGGTTTATTCAGTGCTCTCAGTGAGATAAGCATCGGTGGTCAAGTTGGCAAAGAATTTAAAGCAATTGCTTCAGGTTTAAAAAGCATAGCTATAACAGACGTTATGACTGGAGGAATCGTTGACGATGTAAAAGATATGTTTACTGAAGCCGCTAAATTTGCAGAAAACTATAAAGGCGGCGGCGGTGGCCGCGGCGGCGGGGGTGGAGGCATGCCAGAAAAAATTATGGTTCAATTAGATGGTCCTGCTACAAAAGAATTTTTAGAAGGATTGATCGCTGAAGGGAATATTCAAGCAATTGGTTAAAAAAGGAGACAATAGCTAAATGGGCAAAGAAAACGGAGATAATTTAATATTTGATTCGAACCGGTTCTGGAGCATTAAAAGCGAAAAAGAAAGGCGAGGTATTAATACTAAGGGAGTCGAGAGCTATCTTGTCGATCCCTCAGACGCGTATGCCAATCAAGGAATGGTTATTGGTTTTCACCACATACCAAGCGGTAAAAATGTGTATTTTAAAGCGTTTATAACTGCATTTAATGAAACTTATAACTCTGATTGGACGAGCGAAGTTGTTTACGGCCGTGCTGATCCAATTGTAATGTTTAAGAATACGACCAGAACTATTACGATAGGCTTTAAAGTGCCTGCTGCTTCTATTAGCGAGGGTTATGAAAACTTAGCAAATGTTGGAATGCTATCGCGCTTCTTATATCCATATTACACGCAAACAAATTCTCAAAAAGACACTGACGCTACCACGATCGGACAATCTCCGTTGGTTAGATTAAGGCTGATGAATTTGCTTGCGTCCAATAAAGATGTTGAGGGTAAAAAATTTGATGACTTTATCAAGTCAACTGGCACACATAGTGCAACTAAAGGACTTTTAGGTATAATTACCAGTGTCAGTATTAATCACAATTTAGAAAATGATGAGGCTGGTGTGATCGAACAAAGCAAAGGCACAATTTTACCAAAACTAATTGAAGTTTCAGTGGACTTTCAAGCGATTCATGAACACTCGCTCGGTTGGGGAGAAGGCGAAGAAAAAGAAGGCGCCCCCGGCCCGGCTTTTAAAAATAGTGCTTTCCCTTATGGATTAGCCGACCCCAACGACTCCGCAGGCGTCCCCACGGCTTTCTTGGAAAAAGCTGCTGCAGCCGCTAAAGCCCGCAAAGAAACATTGAATCCTGGTTCTAACCTAGGTGAGGATGCTGCAGACGCCGAAGAGACAGCTGACGAGGTTATGGGCGCCATGGATCAAGCCGCAAGCGATGGCGATGCAGCTGCAGCCAATAGAGCTGTTATATCACTCGGTGGTGGCAGTGATCCATTAAATCTTGGGGCCCCACAGTCAGGCTTCGACCCAGTTGGCGAGTTGAGTATTCAAGATTTTGGAGATCCTGTACTAGCAGCGGACATACAAATGCAACAGATGATGGATGCCAAAGCGGCCTCTGATGCTGAGGATCTTGAAGTGCAACAGTTTTTAGAAGAAATACCATTTGGTTAACACAAAACAGCAAAAAGGAATTTAAATAATGTCACGATATTCAGACGTTGAAATAGTATCAGATGATAGCGACTACTACTCTTTTTTAAGAAGAGGCAAAAAATTTGTGTCTTTTCACACTACAGCCCCAATGAGAAATCCATCAAGAGTAGACAGAATGCAGATAGACACCGCTAATCACATATGGACGCATGGCGATCGATATTATAAATTAGCAAATGACTATTATGGAGATGTACGTTTTTGGTGGGTGATAGCATGGTGGAACGGAGCCCCAATGGAAGCACATTTATCACCCGGAAACTTAATTAGAATCCCAATCGACATACAGAAAGCGTTGAGGGCTCTAGGGGTATAAAATGACGGTTGATCTTGGCACCTTAGTAATTGATTCTAGTTTAGATTTAACTGAAAATTCAAAAGCACACCGTAAAGCAATTAACGATGCGAATGATGCTTTAGTAAACAATATCGGCCAAAAAGCTTTGGATTTAAAAAAGGCCTGGAATGAATTTGAGGCTTCATATAACGCATGGATAGAGTTTGCAGCACAACCATTCGCCGCGTCCAAGGTCTCGCAATGGACACACGCCGCTGGAATTCCTGATAAAGTCATTGATGGTAATGTTATGTATAGTTTTGATGGTTCTCTTTCTCCGCGCAAATATATGGGCGGAAAGTTGACTACTGGAGATGTTTATCCGGCTAGTAACGAGATGGAAGGAGCACTATACGCCTGGACGCTGTTCACCAAACGGCTAAAAGAACACTACTCAAGAGTTCAGCCTGCAATTGCAATGTTGCCAGATGATTCTGTACTAAAAAGCTTAGGAGATGGAACGCCTTCCGGCGAGCTTAATGAGGCCACTAGTTACATTTTAAAAATCAATCACGCTGCAGATATTGAAAAATATATGTCGCCATATGTGTCAAGGGATTTTGGCAAGTCCTGGAGCCAGGCTAGTAACACGGTTGCGGGCATGGTGCTTCCATATCCTAATCGATCAAAGGGTGATTTAGAAAAAATTGGCTATAATAAAACTGAATACCATCCGTCAGAATGGTATGGAAAAGGTAAAGGTGTTTCTGGAACTTATTTGGCTGCTACTCAAAATGGCGCCAAGACCAAAAAATCTTGGGGCGGCACAGCAGAAATTAACGAGATTATGAATAAGACCTGTCAGTCAAAATGGCTCGAAACTTATAATGCTGCTGCGTCAAAAGACGCGGGAGACACATTCACTGGGGCAGACGGAAAAAAATACACATATGACAAAATTGAGCGCCGCGGATGGTCTCCTGGATTGTGGGGAGAAATGTCTATTTGGCACGAAGATTCTTGGAAGTATGCTATTGCCGCCAACGCCGAGACCGGTGTATTGCCGAAAGCGTCTTCTAGTACATACAGAGATGCAGTCCTCTCTTTCGCGTCATTTGATTCAGCAGGCTCTAGACGAAGCGTTTGGGGCCGCACATTTTACGCCTGGGGCACAGTTAACTACCCAGAAACTCACGCATGGTGGAATGATAATAACAGCATTCTTTGGTCTTCAGCAACCGGGATGTCGAGATGGTATTATGGTAGTCATATATGGAATCAATGGGAATTGGACTGCGCGACAGGCTACATGCCCTATACGGGCACAGATCCCGAGTGCCCATGCACCAAGTGGGAAACGCAAGCAAGCAAATATAAATCCATAAAAGTTTGTAAAGAAAGAAAGTGCTATCAAGACGGAAAAAACGGCCGCCCCCTTAAATGCGGCGTGGATGGCAACTCGGTTAAATTTACGAGTTGGTGGAAAACCAGCTCTGGGCGCCCAGTCAGTGGTCGAACACATGCAGAATATACTCATGCCCGATCGGGCACAAACAAAACACATTCATCTGGACACGTGTTTGGTTCCAACTCAGTTGCTTATAATAAAGCGCTCGGACACACCCAATCAGCATGGACACAATTGAATAAAGCTTATTTTAATCTCAAACGATCTACATATAATCTTCGTGATGCATCGTATGAAATTTTAAAATTAGATGAAGAGCTTTGGTATGCAAAAAAATTAGCTAAACTTTTTGCGACAGAAGTAAAAAAACAAAATCCAAACACACCAGAAGCTGCAGCGGCTGAACAACTCTTAGGCTGGTTAGCCGCGCAAAAAGGTCGGGTTGAAGCACTTACGAGCAGCTTTACAAAAAATTTAATTTTCAGAGAGCAGTGCTACTTGCTTGCAAAAGTTCAAAAATTGTCCCGATGGCGCGAACAGCGCTCTAAGCCATCTCCATATGCGGCTTCTGGAAAAAATGCTAGTCTTGCTATTAGCGCTGATAGTCCTTTTGCTTTTGTTAATAGATTAACTCAGGATCCAACACAAAAAACTTTATTTGATTTAAATACTTGGGATATTTCATCGCTGCAGCCAATGATTAAGCTGTACAAAGTAAAATTCGAAAATCAGTCTATGGGCTCAGCGGAAGAAAGCGAGGTGCCAATTACATTTAATTCGCACGCTGATATTACTTCATTATTAAAAGATAAAGCAAAAAGAGGCGAAGGCGTTGGAATTCAAAGTTTTACATTTACATATGATGGTTCTAATCCATTTGCTGCGAAAAAAAGCATCAAGGCAAAGCTTAAAATTTTTGCCAATACATTTGATGAGCTGTTGGTTGAACGAGGAACTGGCGCCAATAAGTTCAAATACGTTGATTTGGCGTTGAAAACAAGCAACACATCAGGCGCCTCAATATGTAAAAACTTTAAAGACTTCAAAGGAAATAATGAAAGATTTTCAAAACTTAACTTTAGATTAAAAGCGGTTGTTGGCTGGGCCTATCCAAAAGGCACGCCTATGGCCCATTTTACATCAGGAGTTCCTGATGCTATATATAATTCATATGTTACGTTAAACTTAACGCCCACAGTTCACGATTTTCAAATTGACGAACAAGGTCGTGTTGTGTTTGAAATTAATTATCTTGCATACCAAGATGATTTTTTTGATCAAGCAGAATATACAATTTTTAGCAATAGTAGCATAATTTCTCTACAAAAGCTTAGAAAAATAGGATATGAAACTTTAAAAAATAGATGTAACGAAGATGAAATGGAAGAGTTTAAAGAAAACGACAAATTAGTTATTGGCGAGGAAAAAAGAAGAAATCTTAGCTGGCTAGTCAGCAAATTGTTAGATGAAAACTTTATTTACTATTTAACCGCCAACGTTGATGAAATAAAAAATTTCCAACTTGAGAGCGTATTTCACACAGTCGATGGCCGCGGCACCGATCCTTTAACTGCAGAACAGAAGGACAAAAAATTGAGCGACGATATTGCTTCAGCGCTTGTAAAATACACAGAAGCAAATCAAGACGTGGCGGAATTTAGAGATGAAATTGCTGTTGGATTAACAACTGTTAATCCAAATAATTTTGATTTGCCGTTTTTTTATGTTTCAGACTTAATTGATGTTATTTTAGCTGGAATACAAGATTCACTGGAAGCAGTTCCAAAAATGTTAGAGGGAAAACTGTCCTCAGAAGGTAAGACAAAATTGAAAAAAGCCGCCGCCAAAAAGAAACCTGTCCCGCCGGGCAAAGTTCCAGTTAAAGGCGCCCAATGGCCGGTGAGCCTTTGTATCGATAAAAATGAGGATATTCCATGTGGCGCTCCAGCCATTAAAGGCTGTAAAACTGGCAAATGGACGGGCCGCCCCTGGTTTTACAACCATAAAGGATTTGGCAAGAAAGGAATTGCTCATTACTGTAAAAAATATGGAGTTGAGAACCAATGGTTATATTGGGACGTTATATTGTGGGTAGCTAATGAAAGCTCAGCGTCAGATGATGCCAGCGCAAAATTTAACTATTCTGTTCAATTTGACATACCATGGCCAGATTTTAAACGAGAATATGAAGCGATCGTCAAAGAGATACACGGAGACACTTCAGTCATTGGAACGGCCAGGAATACAATTCACCAGGAGGAATTCAGTATTGAACTTCCAAAAACAGAATTTGCGGAAGAGTCCGATGCTTACGCCATTGAGGTAGGGAAGGGAGAGCCAATGGGTACTGAAGCGGTAGCAGAGCCATTTGTTTTTCGTAGCATGAATGATTGCCTTTTAATTAATGAAATTTTAAATTATGAAAGACTAAAAGAACAATTTAAAAAATTCAGAGTTCTGCTTGGTCCTGTAGAATTTGTTGATAGGAAAAATGACATTTTCACATCGACATTCTCTTTAGGTAGTTTGCCAATTTCAGTTAAATATTTTATGGAGTTTTTAACAGAAAAATTGTCTTCAAAAGAGTCAGCATCGTACACGCTAGCCAACTTTTTAAACGACTTTTTCAATAATTTAATTCGAAACTTTCTTAATGACGATACGTGTTTTACTAATAGCATTAATGCTGCTCAAAGAGTTAGCATGATGTCGGCCGCCATCACTTCTTATAAAAAGAATGGCTCAGAAAGAGATGAAATTACACAACAAATATACGATAATTTAAGCGCTGCCGATAAAAAAGCTGTAAAAGGCGGAACTAAATTTATTAGTGGTCTCGCAGACGCAGAGGATCTTGATCTTCCCATATTAAGTGTTTCTGGAAAAAGAGATTTTCCTGATGAGGGAAATCGCGGATTGAAAAATGAAATGAATTACATGGTTTATTATGCCGGCCGAACTCGTCCCAAGGGCACAATGACTGGAGATAAAGAAATAGATCAAGACGCGGGAATTTTTCATTATTCTATAGGGAAAGATCGAGGCATTGTCAAAAATATTCAACTTCAAAAAACACAAACTCCTGGCTTGCAAGAAGTTAGATTTGAACAAGAAGGTTATGATGGCTTGCGACAACTTCGAGTTGTTTATGATGTCAATATTGATACATACTCTAACGTAAAAGTCTTTCCAGGAACCTATATTTTTGTAGATCCCCAAGGTTTCGCGCCGAATACTTCTTTAAAACCTGGAGCTTTGGACAATTTGACTGAGTATGGAGTTGGTGGTTATTATATTGTTATTCGTTCTGAGCATAGTTTTGGCCCTGGCTATGCAAACACAAAAATATTTGCCAAATGGGTCAATCAGCTCGTTAGCGAAATGCTATCCCAAGAAAAAGGCTCAAAAACCGATATCAGCCGAAGTTCAAAAGTTAATGGTGTTCCTTGTAAAAGGGGTTGGCATCTATAACAATATACTATATAATAGATAGGAGGATAAACCATGGCGAGACAATCAAGAAAAGTCACTTCAGACGCCGCAGGCAACCAAGGCGGAACTCGCGAATTGTTTTATCAGAGACAGGTGTTTAAAAACTCAGTGTTAGTTATGAATGAGACTTATCCGCATTTTGTCGACTTTAGGTTTGGTGAAAAATTTATGTTTGGCCGCGTTGATCAATTTTCATCTCCAATTGTAATTAAAAGAACGGCTGGAAAAAAAGAAATACCTCCAACAGCTTTAGCTCAATCTGACTCTTATATGGTAGCTGTAGATTTTGTTGTTGACGCATTTAACGATTTGTTGAAAAGTTTTGCTAAGGCACGACTGATTGAACAAATAGCGCCCGAAGCTGCATGGTTAGGAAATCTTAAAGTCTATAAAGCATATGAAGATCCTTATCAAAAATATAAAGCTTACAACGAGATTTTTAATATTGAAATTAGAAAGCAATTTATTAATCAAAATATACAAGTTGTTGAATTTAAAGAATTTATTGAACATTTTAAAGGAATCCTTTTAACAAGCGGCGAAGGCGTGCGTAGATTCCCATACACATTGCCAGGATATATGAAAAGTCGTCTGTGTCCAATAACATGCAGTGGCTTGGCTATTGAAATTGCAAACTTGGATGCATCCAACGATTTGCAAAAAACCCAATTTATGGCGAACTCTAATTTTAAATTTTTTTTAAACGCATGTAATGATAATGGATTTATGGTCGATCAAGACTGCCCGTGGCGAATAGTGGCAGATATTGCTACGCCTGTGATGCTTGAGCGCGCAGCCGAGCCAAATGTAGTGTCGTCAATTAGAAATCGATATAATTCGGCTGGCTTAGAATACTTTTCAAAATTTACACAAAGATTGTTGAATCTTTATAACTATATAAAGCAGCCCGTATATAGAACAGTGGAATTCTGCCAACAAGGCACAATAATAAATAAATTAATTTATCCACGTGAATATACGATTGATGATTTAAACAGCGTCATTGGAATCGAAGGTATAATCAGGTTATACTGTGAGATTAGGTTTGCGGAGGAAGAATCAGTTTTTAGCGATAACGAACAAAAAAACTTAATCCACCAAGTAATTCAGGCCGTCCGCGCTGATGATGATGCTTACTCTGCAATTTTTATTTTTGAAAGAATTTTAAATAAATCGTTTGACTATTCTCGTTCTGTAAGTTATATTGAGAATCGTATGAAACTTATTAAACAAGCCGGCTGGCGCTCAGAGTGGTTCAAGGGCGACAAGGCACAGGATTTACCAGAGCCTGGATCAGGCGGGGGTGTTTATTGATATTTCAAGCGCTTGACGACAAGTCAGAATGCATCGGGATTTACGCAAATGGCAAATTGTCGTTTGAAAATTTTCCAAATAATTTAACAAAAACATGGCGATACAGTGCATCTATCACGGATCCAGCGGTGGAGTATGCTTGGATACGCGCTAGCGGGCGCAATATTACTGATTGCTGCCCAGAAGATTTATGTAACGAGCTTCAGGCCGTCCAAAAAAAAATGAAGGCCTACATTAAATCTTTCACGATTGCTAAGGTTAATATGATGGATCACTGTATTTTTGATTTAATCCCTCACGATTTTCTTATTAGGTTTTGCGAGATTAAAAACAAAATTACCGAGCACGTTTTTGAAACTTATGAGGAGCCTGAAAATTATGCACATCTAAATAGCGTGTATAAGTTGCTGCACAAGATTAGATATCAAAAACTAAACTTAAACAGCGAAGATTGCAAGCACTTGTTTTATTCATCGATGAATCGACAAAAGATTCAAGAATTAATAAAAAACTTCAGAACCATCGACTATAACATGTTTGGCACGATTACGGGTAGACTAACCACTCACCCCGAATCTTTTCCAATTCTAAATCTTAAGAAAGACTTACGCCGTATTATAAAACCTCGCAATGATTTGTTGATGAGCCTTGATTATAATGGCGCTGAGATTCGCACTTTGTTGGAACTATGTGAACAAAACCAACCTGATCACGATATTCACGAATGGAATATTCAAAATGTAATTAATGATTTAACAATGACAAGAGAGGAAGGAAAGTTGTACTTTTTCGCATGGCTATACAATCCTGAGTCAAGGGATATTGAGTCGGATTATTATGATCGCGAAAAAGTACTTGACAAGCATTACAAAGACGGATATATTCATACACCATATGGGCGCAAAATCAAAGTGGAACAAAGAAAAGCATTAAACTACTTGATTCAAAGTACAACCGCAGATCGCGTGTTGGAAAAAGCTGTTTTAATTGATAAGATGCTTGAAGGTAAAAAATCATTTATCTCCCACATTGTGCATGATGAGATTGTGATTGACTATGCAGATGAAGATCGCAACATGGTTCTTGGCATTCGTGATGTTTTTGAAGACGGTTATATGGCAAATGTGCGTGCCGGAAAAGATTATTATAATTTAAATGAGATAAAATTATGATTTCAATTATTGGTTTAGGAACTGCAGCCTCTAAAATAGCCGAAAAATTTAAACAAACAAAAAATTATAACGTCTACACAATGAATAAAGGAGTGTCGCGTAATTCAAAGTATAAGTATAGGCTTAAGAACTATGAGACACCTGAAGAATATGAAAACAATATTCCAAATCTTAAAAAATTCTTTGCTGAAGTAGATGAGACTATTCAGTTTTTCATCGTAGGCTCCTCATTTAGTTCAAACTATTCGTTAGGCGTCTTGCAGCAGCTTAAACACAAAAAAGTTGATGTTTACTATATTCAACCTGACTCCGAATTGATGACCGGTGTTCCGAAATTGTTGGACAAGATTGTATTTAGTGTTCTGCAGGAGTATGCCAGATCAGGCTTGTTAAACTCTTTTACTGCAATTTCAAATGTAATGGTAGAAAAATCAATTGGAGATATACCGATTAAAAGTTATTATGACAAGATTAATGATTCAATTTTTTCAACAATTCATTATATAAATTATTTTAATCACGCTGAACCTGAGATAGGAATGACTTCGGCTCCCCTAAGCATTAACCGAATCAGGACACTTGGACTGCTGAACACCACAAATCTTCAAGAAAAATGGCTTTATAAGCTTGACATGGAGCGAGATATATGTTACTATTTATGTATCAATAAGGAAAGACTAGAAAAAGAAGGAGGATTGCATAAAAAAATTGTTGATATGCTTAAGGAAAAACCTCGTAATGCATTTCGTAGAATATCTTATGCAATTTATGAAACAGAACATCAAGATTTTGGGCTTTGCGTTGCCCACACTAACGCAATACAAGAATACACTTGACAAGCTACGTTGAGTGTGACACAATAGAAATCAAGGAAAGCTTGATTTACTTTACCCAACAAATAGGAGAAAATAAAATGGGAATTGATATGGAACTGATGCGACGAAAGCTCGCATCCCTTCGCGGCGAAGGAAATAAAGACAGCTCTTCACCCTGGTTTAAGCCAGATGAAGGCGACACCGACATTCGGATCGTGCCGACAAATGATGGCGATCCGCTAAAGGAAATGTTCTTCCACTACAACGTGGGTGAGCACAAGGGGGGTATTCTGTGCCCGAAGCGTAACTTCGGCGAACATTGCCCCGTATGTGAATTTGCTTCTTCGCTATGGCGCGAAGGAGTAGACAACAACGATGAGGAGAGCAAGAAGCTTGCAAAGTCACTCTTTGTGCGCACTCGCTATTTCTCTCCCGTTGTTATCCGTGGTCGAGAAGACGAGGGCATCAAGGTCTACGGCTACGGAAAGCAGGCTTATGAGCTACTTTTGGGATACATTTTGGATCCTGAATACGGAGACATCACTGATGTGAAGGAGGGCACGGACATTACCCTTACTTATACCAAGCCCAATAAGCCTGGAGCGTATCCCCAGACAAACCTAAAGATGCGTCGAAATACGTCCACCCTCCTGGAAGACAGCGAAGCGATCCCCGCCCTCCTCGATCGCATGCCTGACTTTGACAATCTCTTTGAGCGTCTTAGTCCATCCCAGGTCGACGCAATCTTAGATGAACAACTTTCCGGAAGTTCTTCCGCAGAAAGTCGCTCGTCTGAGACAGCCAAGTACGGTGCCACCAATGGTAAGAGTGATGTAGACCGTGCGTTTGATGAGTTAATGACAGGCTAATAGTAACTAGGTGAGTCTAGTACCGATGGCAGAGCGGGGTAAAAATACTCTGCCAAATTTTTCCAAAGGAGGGATTATGAAGTACGCTGTACTAATCGCCGCATGCGCTCTAATGAGTGGTTGCGGAGACGCTGATGAAGACACTGGCGAAGACACTGCTGTCGTCGCTGAGTAAGCAAAAGCCGCTG